TGGACAAAAAATTCCAAAAACATTCAAGATATTATTAGTAAAACATCTAAGAATTTTAATGTTAATTATAGGAACTCAATTGATAGTAGAAGACAAGACGAATACAAGTACCGTCTTGATAAAGTGCTGAGAACTATAAAGCCCTGGTA